CGCAGATGGATTCATATATCAAATGGAACAAGGAAACACGTTCGCAGGCACAGACATACCTGCTACGTTTGCCACTCCGTTTATCCCATTGGGCGATCCGACTGTACGAAAGACAATATACAAGGGTGTAACATATTTAGATGTAAATGGTGATTTTGATCTTGAGTATTCACTCAAGTTTGATTTTGACCAACCCGACAGTATTCAACCTGATTCGATACTATCAAGTGATGCAGCGGCATCGATAACATACGGTTCAGGTATTTATGGAACATCTTTGTTTGGGGTAAAACAAAAAGCTACATATGAAGTACAAACAATAGGTTCAGGATTTACAGTGTCGATATTATACGAAACAACAGGTGCAAACACAGACGCTGTTTTTACAATAGATGCTGCTACATTGCAGTATTCTACTAACGCTAGGAGATAAAAATGGGTACAGGTTACACACGTAATGATACCAGTAACAACATTGCAGACGGTAACGTAATTAATGCGTCAGATCTTGACGGCGAGTTTGATGCGGTACAGGCAGCGTTTAACGGTACAACAGGACACTCACACGATGGAACAAGTGGTGAAGGACCACAGATTGCTGCAGGAGGTATAGCAAATAATGCTGTAGCTTTAGGAACAAAAACAACAGGTAACTACGTAGCAACAATCACTGCAGGAACAGGCATATCAGGCTCATCTTCTAGTGAAGGTGGCACACCTACAATTGCTCTAGCCACAGCAGGTGCAGGTTCAGGTACTTATGGTTCTACCTCAGATGGAACTAAAATTGACACAATTACGCTTGATGCTTATGGGCGTGTGACAGCAGTCGCTACAGGTGCTACTGGGGATATTCAAGGTGTTACCGCAGGTACAAACCTCACAGGTGGTGGCACAAGTGGTACAGTTACAATTAACATGGCTACAGGGGGAGCAGGTGCAGCTACTTATGGTTCAACAGACGATGGAACAAAGATAGATACAATCACCCTTGATGCTTATGGAAGAGTCACAGCAGTAGCTACTGGTGCTACAATGGATAGATGGGTACTTGAAGATGGTGATGGTACAGAAGTAATAATTACAAATGATAAAGAAGTAAAGTTTGTTGAAGGTGGTGGTGTTGATATTAACTGGACAGATACTTCTACTGGTTCAGATGGTGATCCTTACGACTTAACATTTACAATAAACACAAGTGTTACAGCAGGTAATGGACTCACAGGTGGTGGACAGTTAAATGCTTCAAGAACAATTAACGTAGGTGCAGGTACAGGTATATCTGTATCAGCAGATGCAGTAGCACTAGCGACAGCAGGTGCAGGTGCAGGAACATATGGTTCTACTTCAGATGGCACAAAGATTGACCAAATAACACTGGATGCTTATGGTCGTGTAACCGCTGTAACAACGGGTTCAACTGGTTCTACATCTAATACAGGAGATATTACTGGTGTCACAGCAGGAAGTGGTCTTACTGGAGGTGGAACAAGTGGAACAGTCACATTAAATCACGAAGACACGTCTTCACAAGCATCTGTAAATAACAGTGGAACTACATTTATCCAAGATGTAACACTTGATACATACGGACATGTTACAGGATTAACTTCTGCTACGGCATCAGGTGGTAAGATTGCACAAGTTTTACAAACATCAAAAACTAGCACTTTTAGTACAACAAGCACTGCTAGTGCAGGTGTAGAGATAACTGGTTTGACACGCTCAATTACTCCAAGTGCAACTAGCTCAAAGGTTTTGGTCACTGTATCTCTTGGACAAACATCTAATAGTAATGCTAACTGGAGAACATCAGCATTTATTCTTCAAAGAGGAACTACCGCTATAGGCGTAGGTGATGCGTCAGGTAGCAGAATAAGAACTTCTTTTGCGGCTGACCATCAAAATAACTCTTCTCGTGGAACTAATGCTCTAGCATATACTTTTTTAGACTCCCCAAATACAACTAGCTCTGTTACGTACAGTGTCCATGCTGTAAATGAAACATCCACACTCTACATTAATAGAACAACAACTGATACTAATTCAACAGCCACTACAGGACAAAGAACAGCAAGTCAAATTCAGTGCATGGAAGTGTTAGCATAAAAAGGAAAAATAATTATGTCATTTTTTTTACATGAAGCAATAAGGCAAGTACACAGCAATGCCGTTACAATAGATGGTGATAGTTTTGACGATGTACAGGTATGGGATAGTGATGGCAATACAGTTAGCATAGATAATGATGCTGTGACTGTAATAATAAATCAAATGATTGCAGATAATCCTATGAAAATGTTAAGAGCAGAAAGAAACAGATTGTTAGAAGAGGAAGTTGACCCAATAGTATCTAATAATCTTAGATGGGCTGACATGACAGCAGAAAAGCAGACTGAATGGTCTAATTACAGAACTGCATTACTTGATTTACCTGCAAATCAAACTCCAGTTGATGACGATTTATCGAACATAACATTTCCAACAAAACCTGAGTAAATAAATATGAATAACGAAAGCTCGCCTACTGTTACAATAAATAACAAAGAGTATAAACAAGAAGATCTATCTCAAAAACAAGTATATCTAGTTAATCAATTACAAAGTGTAGCTAATAAAGCCGCTAATTTAAGATTTGAATTGAGTCAATTAATAGCTGCTGAAAAAACGTTTAAAGATGACTTGCTTGCTAGTGTCGAAGAATCTAAAGAATCTGAACAGGAGTCTAACGCAGATGAAACTAGACATGCAACCTGAACTTAAAGTACAAATGGAACTAGACGCACACGAAAAAGAGTGTGCCATCCGATACCAAACAGTCAATGACAAGCTAGAAGGCTTAGACAAAAGAATGTGGCGAATAGAAGCTATGTCTATGGTGGGTACACTTGGGGTGGTGGCTTTGGTTGTAGCAATAGTGATGAAGTAGGGAAGCAGATGGCATTACCTCCTCAAAACACTACCACTTTTCAACAGGCAGCAAAAAAACGCTCTGAAGAATTAGCAAAAGCTAAGAAAGCGGGAATACCTTTAAAAGTTGGAAACCTTGATACACTTAGAGGATCAAGTCCTGCACAAACAGTATCAGGCCCTGCGAAGATTGCGAATAGACCATTGCCACATGTTGTGACAACGGGAAATGAGAAAAAAGGTTTTGCAGGGCTACCTCCTAACGTCGGACAGTTTGATAGGGATACTTCTTTGCCGAGTATGTATCAAGGACCGCCTAAAGGAAGTGGTAAAATAGCTTTTGCAGGACTACCTCCTAGTCCTAAATCGATGGTGGGAGTACTCAATGATAGACGGGAAAGTAGTTTACCTGACTATGAAGCATTCAAAAAGTATCAATCAACGATGCCCAATAATGGTAAACTTAGAGTCTCAGCTTCTGTAATTGTTCCTCGTAGATTAGCCGATGGTACTGTTATTAACTTTGGTAGCCCTCTTCAGGCTGAAGATTATGATAATTATTTGAAGTCTATTGGCAAACCCCCAACAACCGCTGTCAATCAAAAATTGTCAACGTTAGGAGTTTTACCGTCTGCTTCCGATAATGAAAAAGACATAGATTATTTTAAGCTCCGTGACGGAACTAGATGGTCATATAACAGGAATACAAGAGTAGCCATTCCCCCCGGTGCGGTAGGTGTATCTAAAGAAGAGTGGTCAAAACTCCCGATTAGAAAAGGTACACAAACAACTTTAAAAGGAAGTACAGACATGGCAGAACAAGATGGCACAAACAACCTTTCGGTGACCCCGCCTGATACAACAGTAACCTCTGAAAATATACAAGAAAAAGTAGAAGAAAGAGCGGGTGCGACCACACTACCTACTGGTACTGAATACGTACCTGTAGCTCAAAAGGTACAAAACAATGAACTTTTACAAACTCCAGCTAACTTAGGACAGATAGAATTAGAAACATCTAAAGTCCCAACAACAGGATTAGAAGCGACAGTACCTCAAGCACAAACAGCAGCAACCTATAGTGCAAACACCATTGCTGGTACTCCTGAAGCAGTCGCCGCACAAGGTAAGTTATCATCTGAGTCTGTAATAGGGGACATACAAGGCACAGTCGGTGAACAGTCTGTTGTACAAGCAGCTCAAGGAGAAGTGTCTGAGCAATCAACCGTCAAATATCAACTAGAACAATTATTCTCATCATTTGAAGAAGGTAAACCTTTACCAGCATGGGCAGCTCCTGCCGTAAGAAACGTCGGTTCGATAATGCAATCACGGGGTTTAGGCTCGTCGAGTATGGCTTCTGCTGCCATAACACAAGCCATCATGGAAGCAGGCATACCTATTGCAAAGGCAGATGCTGACAGACATGCAGGGATGGATTTAGCAAACTTAAATAACATGCAACAAAGCGTATTACAAAACGCAATGACATACGCTTCTATGGACAAAGCAAACTTAGATGCTCGGATGCAAGCTGCTGTAAATAATGCTAAATCGTTTTTAACAATAGATACTCAAAACTTGACCAACGAGCAACAGATGGCTACAATAGATTATCAAGGTCAGCTACAGCAGCTTACCTCTAATCAAGCAGCAGAAAATGCAGCGGCACAATTCAACGCACAATCACAAAATCAAATCGATGAGTTTTTTGCAGAGTTAGGTTCACAAATCGAAACCACGAATTTAAACAGAGTGGCTGCTCAAAATCAATTTAATGTAAACGAAGAAAACGCCATGAGACAATTCAAAGCATCTGCAGATGATGCTCGTGAACGGTTTAACACAGAAATGTCAGTGCAAATAAGCCAAGCCAACGCTCAGTGGCGAAGAGAAATAAACACAGCAAATACTACTAATCAAAATGCGGCCAATCAATTAAACGCTCAGAATTTATTAGGGGTAACTCAATCAGCTATGGATGCTCTGTGGCAAAGGTATAGAGATGAAGCAGGGTGGGCATTACAGATAGCCCAAGCGGGAGAGCAAAGATTCCATGAGATAGGTTTGCTAGGGATGGAAATAGACGCCAACACAGAAAACTACAAAATGCAAACTAACAATGCTCAACAGACAGAATTAGGTAAAGCCATTTTGAATGGTATATTTAATGTAGGTAAAAAATGGATAGGATAAGAGGTATAAAAAATGTTTGATAGTCTTTGGAGTGGATTTAAAAATCTTTTTGATCCAGCTAAAATGATATATGATGAGTATGTTGCACCTGTTTTAAATTACGAGTTGTCTAGCGTAGTTAAAGGAGGTCCTCCATCTTATATGCGACCTACTAAAGAATCCGTAACAGTTGGTGGAGTTTTAAAAGATTTTGCAGGTGGCTTTCTAAACTTGGGAGAATCAGGAAGTGGTGTTGCTCCAACAGGACCTTATACTCCCCCCTCTGTACAAAGAATAAATGCAGCTAGAAGCACAGCGGGAGGGCAAAACTTCCGATCAACACAGTCAAAATTGGCAGCAAACTTCGGGTTTACAAACAGAGCAATGCAAGGACTTGCAAAAGCAAATACAAGCGATGTTCAGCAAATAAAACTAATTACACAACAACTTATGAGTACTGCAAATAGAAGAGGAAGTATAAATACACAGCTAGCTAGTTCTAGATTAGGTAATATTTCTTCTCGCACAAGTTTTCCTAAAGTTAAAAAACCTTCGTATTTTGGATAGGATAAAATATGGCACAACCAATAAATGTAAATAGCAAACGGGGGGTTGAAGATTTAGATCCCTTTAATAGGGCCCCTCCCGGATGGTCACTCACACAGCCTAAAGGGAAGTGGAACTGGGACAAACCTCCTTTACACGCTAATCCTGCAGAAGCAGTGGATGAAATCATCGATAAGCTTGAAGAGCCTGAAGTCGAAGAGTCGATGGTTAAGTTGATGTTTTCAGGTATATCAATACAAGAGATAGTCAACACAATAGCTATAGCTGGATTTTCCGAAGGGAAGTTTAGCCCAGATGTTGCTGAAATAATTAAAGCTCCTATCGCTTCTTATCTTCTAGGAGTAGCTACAGATTTTAACTTACCTGTCAAAATGTTTAATAGTTCTGATGGACTACACCCTGAAGACGAAAGTCTTAACGATAGTGTAATGTTAGAAATTATGGAAGAACGTAATCCTGATCTGTATAAATTTTTAATGGAACAAGCAGAGTCTCCAGAGGAAGAGATCGAAGAGCCAAAAGTAGTCTCTCAAGGATTTTTAGCAATTGAAATGGATGAGCCTATGCCTGAACAAATGGAAGAGCCTATAGAACAAGAGCGTGAGGAGATTATCTAAATGAGTATACTATCTAACATTTTAAAATCTCCTGTAATTGGAGGTATGGCACAACAATATAATGCCAACGCTGATTTTAGAAGACAACAAGACGCTAAAAAAGAAGCTGCCGATTATGAATTTGGAAAAAATATAGAGCTTGCCGATTACAAATTTGGACAATCTAAAAAACTAGCAGAAGCAGAAAGAACTTTTAAACGAAGTCAGACACAAGCAGAAATAAAAAGTAAAGAGAAGATAGCTAGCGGTCAACTTGCCGCTGACCAAGCGAAGATATTTAATTTTATAGATCTAGATTTCAGGAAGCATGGTGTTGTTGGCAACGATACAAGTGGTAAGTTTTTTGCAAAAATGCCTAACCTAAAAGATGTAGGAAGTAATCAAGCTAAAGGTGCTGCATTATTGGATACTTTTTATAAAACATTTGAAGTTGGTGGTAAGAGCTACGAAGATGTATTTAACAATATCTTTGATAACCCAAGTATACCTCAAGCTAAAAAGGATCAATTAGGATCTCTATTTATGAGAAACTATAAACAGACACTACAGGAAGAATCGTATCCCGGAACTTCAGGCACAAAAAGAGAATACATTTTAAATGCTGAAGAAACCTCAAGAGTGCAGAACATACCCTTTTTTATGGAAAGAATTGCAAAGCATTTTTCTAAGGATGTAACTAGGATACAACAGGCTATTAAAGATAGAGAACCCTTAACCTTAGTAGGTGGCGAAGTTGAACTCAAAGTAAATGAACAAGGTAAATCAATAATTACCTTACCTACTTTTGTTAACAAAGATGATCAGGGTGTACAAATATATAATACAGATGACCAAGTTCAAATAGCAGCCCATATAGAAAATAGATTAGGACCTGAAAATTTACCTAAAAATGCAAGCCAAAAAAGAAATCAGGTAGTACAAGTAGCGAAGGCTTACCATGATAAAGCATTAGATTTTAATGCTATGCAGGTCGAGGGGGGAGTAATGCTAAATGGTGCTGATTTATCTAAAGGAATAACTGCGGTTATATCTGCAACTAAAACTTTAAAACCCGGACAATCAATAGACTCTGATCCAACAATAGCTGTGAAAATAACAAAAGCTCTAGGTGGAGACGACGGAGGAAGGTCTAATATACTTGCTAATCCTGCAGCAGTTGCATTTGTTTTAGAACAAGGCTTACCTAGACACATTAGAACTCCTAGATACAGAATATCTACCTCTCAAATTAATGAGAATGACCGTATGAAACAAATTGTTTTAGGTAAACAGTTTAAACTGCTAGATTTAAATAGTGAGTTTGGTTCATTACAACAAATGAAGACTGATTCTAATAATTTATTAAGAGTATTAAAAGATGCTAACCAAGAAGGAGATCAAACTTACACTGGTTTTGCTTCATCTCTATATAAAAACTTAGCAGGTGCTAAAGATCAGTTTAGGCAAGTGTTAACAATGTTACCCCCTTCTATGAGAGAAAAGTTTGAGTCTTTTATAGAGACAAATCAAAATAAAACATTTGCAGATCCTGAAGTTGCTAAGATAGCTATTGCTAATTACTATGCTACAGTTTTGTCTTTTAGATTAGCTACGATTGTGCAGACACCCCCCGGAGGTGCTGCAACATCAGTTAGAATATCTGATAAAGATAGAGATGCTTTAGCGGCAGCTATCCAACAAAATATAGTGTTATCCATACAAAACAATAACACAGTACCTTTAGAGATGATACTCAGAGAGACTGAACAAAGAATAGAAATAGTCAGAAATCTAATGAGTGGAGACAGAAGAAAAGTTGAAGCTGCTAAACTTATGCGTAACGGTCTTTATGCTCAACAAGGATTATATAGTCCTGTACAAGAATTAATAGCAGAACTTACACCTAACAATAAAAACTCAGGCAACAAACTAAAAGGGACTAATTCTCTTACTGGTGGTGATATTGATGTAAATTTAAACAATAATAATCCTACTTCTAATATGTATGGTGGGCAACCTCCTATTGTAGCTCCCGGAATAAGCTCTGTATCTTCATCAAACAACAACCCTGTTACTTCAGAAACAACTAGAACATATTAATAAAGGATAGTCAATGGCTGAAAATGATTTAAATGTTAGAGGTTATGTTCCTACAGGTTCTAATACTCAGACGAATCAAGAAGATAATAATGTTGCTATCAGCAGAGCAGATCAAGTCGAAATTGATAAGAGAAAAAAACGTGACCAACAAAGAGAGTTGGAAAAGGGATTTCTGCAAACAACTGTACCTGCGACGATACAAGGACAAGTAAATCCAAATGTAGATTACAATCAAATATTCAAAGACGTTGACGGCAATAGCCTGTATGATAACCCCAACTTTAGAGCCGACATAGAAAATGCTACTTCTTTTACTGCAAACACTACACTTGCAGACTACTATGCACCTTTTTATAACATGTCATCTGAAGAATTTAAAAATGAAGTTGCAAACAAACTAAATACAAATACCCCAGTAACAAGAGAAGGTCGCCCTATTCAATTAGAAGAACTTCAAAGACCTCTTACGTACAATATGCTACCACAAGGTTACGAAGATAGATTAAATTTTATGATAAAAAATAATATAATTACAGGAACTGCAGCTGATGGAGCTAACTTAAATTTCCCACTTAAAAGACAGCTAGCTCAATTTTCTGAGGAAAATAAAGACACAGGAGTATTTGAATCTTCCTCTGTTGTCAGTGACTCTAATAGCTTTTTTAGTACTGATCCTAAAGAGGGTGCTAAAAGATTATTCGGCTTACTGAAAAAGAATGGCATGAGCGATACTAAAGCTGCTCAATTCGCTGAAGCACAATCTAATGGAACTCTAGAGGAGTTTAGAAAAAAGAATAATCTTACAGACATGTTTGGTTTTTTTGGCAATGTAGGTATGGCTATATCTGAAAGTATACAAAACTTTCTGATAGAAAATAAAGATATGTTTCCGACTGTTTATACAGATACTGTTGGGGGTATGGGTGCAGGACCTTTTAGTGGTGTCCTTACTGTACCTAAACAAGCTGCAAACAATAAAGTAGTGGATAAAAAGGTCATGTACGACCGCATAAAATTTGCTTCAGATAAATTAGCAGATAAGATGGGAATATCTGTTGACGATGCAAATTTAGTCTTAGGATATTCCCCTGACTTTTTTACTCGTATTGCAAGAGAAGTTCAACCTAGTATTTATTTTGGATCTGCAGTTACAATCGGAGGAACAATCCGAGCATTGAGAGAAAGTGCAAGATTTAAAACTTTTGTAAAAGACAAGTACAAAGGTAAAACTTATGAAGATAGTCTCCAAGTAGCAAGTGAGAAATTTAGACTTAATGAAGCTGATATAGTTGAAGAATATTTTAAAGATCGTTTAAGAGTACCTGTGTTTATGAACTGGAGAAAAAATGGAGTACTAGAAAGATTAAACACAGCTTCAGAACTAAAAGGCTCTGCTCAAATTTTATCTGGCGGAAAGGGTCTGGCTCTTGGTAGAATACAAGATTTAGAGAGTCGAAAAAAGACAGTTTCAGAACAGATAAAGGAACTAAAACGCACACGAACTGTAGATGGCAAAAAAGCAGATGTCTCTGATCAAGTAGCAAAATTAACAAATCAATATGATTCCTTAGAATCTCAAATAAACAAAACCAAAATATTTAATGCCGTACCTAAGTATTGGAGAAGTTCGGTTGTTGATGAGGTAGGTGTAGCAACAGGCATCGCAGTAGCAAGTCAACTATGGCAAAACAATTCAGAAGACGTAAGTGATATGACTTTACCTCTAGTAGAACTAGTAGGAGGAGTCAGTGGAGCAACAGGAGTAAGATTGACAACAAACTCTGTGGCTCGACTTATAGATGACACTGCTGATTTTATGAAGTTTGTATTCGCAGGTCCTGATAGTGTAGGTGCTAAAGATTTTTGGAGGTATATTACTAAGGACAAAAGAGTAGCAAATAAAACTTTTGAGTGGATAAGTAATGCTCCCCCTGAAGTTAAAGAGCAGATGTTTAATGGTATACAGGCTCAAAAAAGTCTTACAAATGAGTTAGCTTCTTTAACAGTCACTCAGCCTGATGGCACAGTAACAAATTTAATACAAGACCCTACCATTTTAAACAAAGCTTTTTTTAAATTAACAGGTCTAAGCATAATTGATGCTGTAGGAGAATCACTAGAACAAAGTGTATCATCTGGGGATGTCAGTAAGTTTTCTAATGCTTTTTTGCAGATGAACAAGCAACTAAGAGAAAAAGTAACTGCTTACACAGATATAAGTTTAGCGTTAGAAAAACTTCAGGCAGCAAAATTTCATCCTGATGCTAGTAAAGCGTTGTCAACTCAAATAAAAACTCTAGAAAGTGCTATGGGTTATCTTAAGCAAGGACTTGATAACCAAAGAAAATTTGTAAATGAGTACGCAGATAACTATGAAGAATTCTTGATGTTTAAACTTCAAGGTATACCTGTGGCATCTCAAATGAAACCCGGAAAAGTAACTCAAGATTACAAAAATGAAATTAAGATGTTAGATAAGTTTAGAATAAATCAAATGGCTGACGACGGCGTAGAACTAGATGTTATACAAGCCACTATGACTAAGAAGCTTGAGGAGCGACATGCAGCACTTAAGAAATCAAGTAAGTTTGTCGAATCATATCTAGCTAGTAATGATAACAATGCAAATGTACTATCAGGTCAATTTGAGACTCTAAAGGGTGGATACTGGAGTAAAGCTGATACAGCATTTACTGTGCTAAGAAGAGACTTTGGAGAGCAATCAGGCAGAGATATTTATATGGATGGTACTAATATCTTAAATGCCATACGAGGTAACGAAGAAAAGCTCTTTGACATGGATGATCTAAAAGAATTCCTACCAGTAAATCACCATAAAAAATTAGCAGGGTTTAAAGTTGATATGCAACACTCTAAAGCTGCTTTGTTATTATTTGAAGATGCGGCAGGTAGATTTTTTAAGAAGACAAAGGATCAAAATATAAAGAATCTGTACGAAAGCATGAGAAATGCAGAGAATGGCGATAAGCTTACTGACTTTGAAATATGGGAAACAATAAGCGATTACGTCGACCCTTCAACAGGAAATAAATTTGATATATCTTTGCCAATAACTATGGATGAATGGCACTCTATGGTTCAAGCTTTCTCTAGAAGTGCGTATGACGCAAGGGGAACTAGGAAAGGATTATCAAATAAG